AACTTTTTACTAAACTTACCCAATTCTAATTCTAACATTCCGTTCATTAAATGCTTCATCTGTAAAACTATGTATTCGCTAAGTGCTACGCCTTCTTTCTCTAATTCTACATTAATAATATCTCCTGCTTGTAATTGGCTAATATTGTCATGTCCCACTGTAATATTGAGTCTAATATTATCATCAGAATGTATTCTTAGTAATTCAGATGCTCTTAAATCTACTTCTTCTTGAGTTGTTAAATTAGTATCATATTCTTCTAAGGTTTTTCTTCCTATTTTTTGAATGCTTCTCAAATCTTTTCTTGTAGATTTATGAGCATTTCCATAAACTATTACTTCATTATAAAAATCAAAAACTGATTTTACTTCTTCATAGGCAAATATTTGATAGTCTCCATTATCGCTCAAGACTACACTTGGATAGTTTCTAACATTTGTTCTATTGACAATAGTAAAAGTTGCCTCTGCCGGATTATCTATATTTGACGCATTATATTGAATAGCCAAAGTTTTTGTTTTCTTACTTAATATTAAATTAATAGCCGAAAACAAATCAATGCTTTGATAATTAGGTGCTAAGAAATAAGGATAGTCGGTTTCATTAGTTATAGTAAATTCAATATCATTTTCTTCTAATAAATCATTGATTAGATTTTCTCCCTCTTTACAAATAGTGACAGCAGTTCCAATCATGGCTCTTTTAGAATCAAAAGAAATATCTCCATTAACCGTTAGTGTTGCAACTTCGCTAATAGAAGCCACTCCTAAAGTTTCTCCCATTGTATCAAAGGTCAAGAAGTGGCCTATATCATCTCCATTATCATTATATTTCATAGAAGTTTTGTAGGCTTTTTCTCCATCAGATACAGCCATAGTATAATTTGTATCTGCATCTAAAAGACTTTCAATATCATTAACATCTCTAAGCATTAAGTATTCGCTATCACTTTGAGCATCGGGGTCTAATACAACATACATAGAAAGTGCCGCTTCTCTTCCTCCTGTATTGTTAAATCTTGTAAAAGTTCTACTTCCGCTTTTATTAGAAACCATATAGGAATTAATATTGTGAGGTTCATAGCAAGCATCTTCTCCGCTTTTCTTAGTGTATGCAGAAGATAGAGTATTTAGTCTAATTTTCTTAGGAGAAAAATCATAGAAACAAGTATGATTAGGTTGCATGATTCTATAAATATCTGTAGTAATTTGAGTATCTAAAGTTAAAATATGCCTTTCTGTAGAATTAGTAGTATCTATTTCATGAGATATTACATATGCAATAATATTAGGAGTTTGCTCGTTTAGTGAAGGCGTATTGGCTAATAAATCAGAATATGTTTGAACTGTAAAATCATCATCATAATATTTTCCTTTTTCAGAAACTAAATAACACCCTGTTAAATCATTCATTAATTTTAAACTCTTTCTATTTATTGCCGGAAAGGTTTCAGAATTTCCTACAGCGTCTTCATCGAAGTAGGTAATGCTCGTCACATCAGTATCTAAATCTATTACATAATTATACACATTTCTATCTCCTGCCGCTTTATTAGTTCCGCTAACCGAAGCAAGCGAAGTAGAATCTAGATATAATCGGGGCTTGAATCCCATCATTACTCCGTCTGCATCTTTATCATATGTTTTTGCTGTGTCTACAGAATCTTGATATTGGGCAAAATCATTGAGTATCCCCATACCAATTAAACAAAAATCTGTTCCTATATTTTGAGAACTTCTAAATGCTATAGCAGTAATTGGGCCGGCAACAGTTCCTTTAGAAACCATTGAACCCCCACCCTCTTCTACATCAAATCTATCTAAAAATACAGGTAAAAATAAATTGTATAGGCATTCACTACCCGTAGGAGGATTACTGTCCGGCTCTCCTAACGGCCCATGCAACATATCGAATAATCTAATAGTGTGTTCTGAAATCAATGAACTACTTGAAGAAGTGTCTCCAAAATGCCCTGCTGAATCTAAATCAATAGGAAAGTATGAATTAAATGATTTTGCCCCACTTCCTAAATTTACAGTATCTAAAGGTTGAGAATTTTTAACTCTAAATGCAGAAAGACTTCCATCTCCATAATGTCCCGAACCTACATCATTTACTATTATTGATTTCATCATATGTGGAGCAGATTTTAAATCTACAAATGTATCTTCTTTTCCATGTCCTCTAATTGTCGTATTTTGTCTACTTGCCGTTCCATTTGAATTTCTCATAGCAGTTAAAGAAAATATAGTTCCTGCAAAATAATTAGTGCCATTAGTTTTTCTTGCTTTATCCATTAAAACAATTTTACCATTAGGACTTGAAAATTCTGTAGCGGCTACTTCTCCAATATATCTTCCATTAGAGTCAGCAATAATTTCTCTTTCTCCTGTGAGGGTATTAGGATTTACAGTAGTATCAGTAGCAATATATGAGCCAAAGGTTATTGTTTCTCCTGTGTGCGACCCATTAGTAGTCGCAACACTAATTGTAAAATCAGTTGCATTATCTACAGAAACAATAGTAGCACCTGCCGGAATATCATTTCCACTAACAGGCATTCCTGCTTTTAGAGATGCAGTAGAAGTGACTGTAATACTTGTGCTGTTATTATACGAACCTCCACCTACTGTATAATCTAAATAATCTCCTGTAGCAACTTGATTAGTAGTCGCAAACAAAGAATCTAATCCGTCAAAATCAAATCCTGAATATTTAAACATAGGCAAAACCCTATCTTTAGAAATTATATTTTCGGGGTCAATTTGATTAAAAGCCCAATCAAATACAACTTCTGTTAGTCGCATAACTGAAAATCTTTTTAGTTCTGATAAAGTCCTATCAGAAGAAATAATAGAGGCAGAAGAATAATTAGAATCATTTAAAGTCAAAGTATTAGTTTTTCCTACAACATCACTTTTACTATCAGAAGAAGAGGTTTCAATAGGAGTTTCTAAAGCAAATAAATTGTAATTAGAAATATCTCTACTCTGCCCATCATACATTAAACTATCATATCTCTTTGAAGAATATGGGTGTAGGTCAGAATTAGCAAACAAAAACATTCTTGCTACTTTATGGTCTAATAAATCTAAATGGTCTTTAGAAGTAAATACATTTTCATGAGTTCCTGCCACATCTGCTACAGTATTAGTAATAGTTGGGTCATGTGTAAATAAGGTTCTTAATGGACTACCACCCGATTCATGTAAAATAGTGTCAAAGAATCTTGAACCATAAACAGAAGTAAATCCTCTTGATTCGGGAAGAGGATGAATGTCACCATCATATCCTGTTTTCCCAACTCCTACAATAGACCAATAATTATTAGTTGCTAAATCTCCTAAATTAAATCTATATGCACTTGCATAATAAGAAACTTTACTTGGTGTTTCTAAATAATATTCCGCTACATCTTTTATGTTAGTTGTAGAAGTAGAAGTTATTCTATTATAGTTTCCCTTTTCTAAATTCATTATTCGATAGAATGGAGAACCATATTTTTCTACATAAGTAAATTCTTCATCCATTGTATTATAATACAGTGGATAATTCATAGAGAGTGTCTTGTTAATAGTTGCAGAATTAATAAAAGGGCTTAAAAGAGAAATAATTTTTCCTGTATGTAAATGTCCGGCATTCAATAAATTTAATTCATGAGTTAATTTACTGCTTTCTAAATAAGAGTCTTCTGTCAAAACTTGAATTGTTTCTCCACTAATTGTAGAAGTTAATTTTCTATCTAAATAAACATAAATTGTATCGTGGTCTGTATGTAAAGTAGAAAGTAGCATTTTTCCAATAAATGTTCCATTAGAATATATTGGCTTATTGTGATATTTTCTTGGGTCTGCTGTAGTTGATAATAGAGCAGTGCTAACATCTTTATCTATAGTAAAATAACTATTTCCGGAAGTTCCTACACTACAAGCCCCAATATCTGTAAATGTAGTATCTTGAGTGTTTGCGTAGTTAATATCTACTCTTCCTAAAGTTAAAGGAAGATGAGGCGCAATTTCAACTAAAGTATTATTATCAGACCTCTTTATGCTTAATATAGAAAAATCAATTAAAGTATTAATTGTATCAAATGATTCATAATTTTTAGAAGTGGCATTATCATCTAATCTTGCTTGAAACTTACTATCGCTTTTTATTGCTTTAGTATCACTAATAAAATACCCTATTGCTCTACTATCATCACTTGCAGAAGTTCCAACTAAGGTTTCTGTTTCTGCTCCTACACTTGAAATAGTTTGCCCACTATCAAAAAATAGTCCTTTTTCAGAAGTAGCAGTTAAATCAGTGCTTGTGTTTTGAAAAGAATTTGTTGATAGGGCTTTATTAAATATATAATGTTTAGAAGTTGCATATGCTCCTATATCATCTCCTTCTTCTGTCCCATAGTTGCCACTTGTTTCTGCAAGAGAATTTTGCTCTAATGTTATTTGACTTGCGCTATCTACTGTTTTTACCCTACCTACATAAGAAAAGGTTTTATGTTCTTCATGATAAACAAAAACATCTTGACCTACAGATAAATAGTGGTTAGTAGGAGTTCCTCCACTACTTTCTATGAAAGTGACAACATCAGTATCAAAAGAACAAACAATAACAGGAGCATTCAATATTAAAGAAATATTATTTAATGGACTATTAGTAGAATAGATAATATCTTTACTATGCAAAGTATTTTTATTCACTACAGGAGATAATAACTTACTTAAATTATTTCTACCACTTATTGCCAAAATTCTTTGCCCGTTTTCTTGATAAGAATTAATATCTTCAACAGTGCCGTTAAATTTTTCTATTTCTAATTCATACGAACCTGTAGCCCACTGTAAGGCAGTTCCATTTGTAGAAGTATATGGGATATATGATTTTGAAGAAAAATTAAGAGTTAATAATTTTTTATCTACATCAATAGAAGTCACTCCTGCTCTAAGATTTGGATATTCTGTAGAAATTAATTTAACAAAGAGGCTATTTTGCCTATTATCTACTAAAGGAAAATCTGTCATTAAAGTAATATCTGCCCTATTAAATGCCCTTCTATAAATTATTGAATCAATCGCAATCGTTGGGTCTGATGAAGCACTAAATACTCCGGCAACGCCATCTGCTTTACTCAATTTATTCGCTCCACTTGTTCTTAAAGTAATTGTTTGAGTAGAAGGAGTAGTTCCTGTAGCAGAAACAAAACTCCCCATTGAATTTATTAAAAATATAGTATCTCCTATTTTTATTTCATCGTTATTATTTAAGAAATTATTTAAATCAAATGGTGTTTGCACCGTATAAGTAGGTGAAGAATCTACAGTTATTTTTGCATCTAAAGCAAACCAATCCTCTAAACTTCCCCTATGAACCGAATGCCTTATTCTATAGGGCGTATTTTCTATAATCTTTTTATTCTGTATTCTAAATAAATCTGCTATTTTACTTTCGGAATAACTTCCTCTTTGCCCATATGATTCAAACACTGTATTATCATATACATTGTAGGTAAAATTGCAGTTGTCCGGAGAATATCCGTAGTGCAAATATCTTCTTATGCCTCTATATTGAAGAGTAGTATGGTCGTCATCATCATCCCTTCTAGCATTAGGAAAAGCATCATCATAGTCTGTAAAATCTAAAGAGTTAGGAGTATTTCCTTCATTGCTTGTATTTGTTAAAGGAGCGTCTAAAGTTCTTAAATTATCTACTACCTTAGCCCTTAGATTATATTTACTATAGTCTACAATATCTTGAGCATACTCTGTCACTGTCAAAGTAGTTGCCGTGTTTCCTGCCGCTAAATCTACAACCCCCGCACTATTAGTAGTTTGAACATAAGTGTAATATTTTGTATTATGATTTAATTCATTATCTTTATCTAAATTATCGTTAAAAAAGTAAAACAATGGGCGAGAACAATGTAAGTCAAATTGTAAATCTTTTTTTATTCCTATTGATATTGCCAATGGGTAAGTTGTTTTTGCCGGCCCTTGAAATATCATAAATTTGGTTCCTTTAGGAATTTCTGTTCCCAATCTTGGCTGAAATTCAAAACTATCCCCGCTAACATCTCCTCTCAGAACTTGTGTAATTTTAGCAACATGATGTAATAAATAATCATCAGAATGTAGTAAGACAAAAAAATCATTAGTATCAAATAAAGCATCAGTATAATTTGTAGTTGCATCTATTAATTGAACTCCTTCTTGCGAAGTAGAATCATAACACTTTATTCTAAATCCTTCTGTATTGGCTAAATTTTCAAACTCTTCATTAATAGTGCTTGAATACCCAACTTGTTTAAATTGTAGAGTAGAATTAGAATCATCTCCATATACTCCTGTAAAAATTCTTTCAGTGGTGAGAGTTTTAACTAAAGAAATTTGTGGATTTGTTGGAACATCATAATTTACTTGTTGAAATTTTACAATACCGCTTACTGCATTCGTAGCATTATTTGTCATAGTGACGGTAGAAGCCCCAACACTCTCTACAAAAGTATTATCGGGAATAGAAGAAAGACCACTTACTTTCATTCCTACATAAACATTAGTAGGAGTTATAGAAGTAATAGTTGCACTTCCTGTAGAGGTTTGCCCACTATGCCCATATGTAGTGGTTTGACCCGAAGATAAAATATTAACTCTATCCGTCATAGGTCTACCTCCTCAAATCTAAAATAAACTAAGGTGTTATCATAATTAGGTAATAAATTAGTAATACCTAAAAATTGTTTTCTGCTAACATTCATTATAGAAAGTTCGTGTAAAACTCCCATAAATTGTTTATTTGTGGTGGCTGAACCTGCTCCTGTAGCCCCGCTTCCATTTGCCCCCAAATAAGTATCTTCTCTTGCAAAAGAGAATGTAGCATCGGTAGAATGCGTGTTAGTAGAAATTAAATCACCGTCTAAAAAAATGTTTAAAGTTCGAGTAGAGGCTTGAAAAGAACAAGCAATATGAAACGCTTTTTCCGTATAGGTAGCCATTTGTTCTTCCTTAATATACAGATTAGTTCCATCTGAAATAGTAGGAGAATAGGCAGAAGTTAGTGTGACGGTAGCACTTCCTGTAGATGCACTAAGAGCGTTAATAGTTCCTAAAGAAACCGGAGTTCCGCTATTAATAATAAAAATTTCTTGCTTATCTCCTGCAAATAAATATTGTGCGGCACTTGTAGTAAAAGTAGCCCCACTGTGACTTGAAATACTTGCTACCTTTCTGTATATTTTTCTACCGTTTGCATCAGTGGCTAATGATGGAGAACCTAAAATTGTTTCATATTTGAAAGACCTTCCATTTTGTGCAGGTAGGATAACTTCCCCCGTTGTATATGTTTCTGTAGAAGAACCTAATTTTAGCCTAACTCTTATTTTGTATTTTGCGGGTTCATTTTCATTATGTAGTGTAGAATTAACTAAAGATACTTGAAAATTAGTATTGTAAAAAATCATCATTTCATGAGTCAATCTTGCAGTTCTTGATAGATATAATTCGCTTTGATAGTCTGCTTCATTTCCTGCCGTATAAACAGATTGCGAAAGTGCCGGCATTACCTTTTTACTAGTGTATGTAGGTTTAGTTAAAGAAGAATAAGTTCCATATCCATTTATTTCATATGGAGTAATAATACTTTCAAAGGTAAAAGAATCTTCATGCGCCCATAATCCATATGCAACATCATTTGTAGTATCAGTATCATTTTCTGTATCGGCAATATTATCTCTATAATCTATAACAACATGCCCATTACACATTACAGGAAAAACTAAACCTCTTTGTTTTCCTGTTAAAATTTCATACATTTAATCACCTTATGGGAATACAGTTGCTATTTCAAATTGCATGTTAAAAGAAACTTCTATAGTATCGCTTGTAAAGTCTGTAGAAAATTGCCTAATGAATCCGGTAAATCCTGTAGAATATTCATTTGTTGGAAAACTACCACTCAAAGGAACTCTATAATTATCGTATTCTCCCCTACCTCCTCTTGATTTATAAGTAAAAGGAATATTTCTCTCCGCTACTTGATTAAAATTTTCATCTACTATAGAAGGAATTAAAAAAACTAACTCTGCAAATCCTTGATTCACTGCCGCCCCTGTAGAATCTACACCGGAATGTATTATTTGTGCAATTTCGTGAGCAGTATAGTTCAAAGATGAATCGTGTCCTCCTTTTCCTTTTCTTACAATAATATCGGGCAAAATAAAACCTTGCAAACTAACACTTTTAGTAGACATACCCGCATCTAAGGCCGCTACGAGTGCTTCTCCTGTAGCCAAACCACTTAAAGGAACAGGGAAAGATGGAATAACTTTATCTGTAGAAATACTAAGAGAAGTAATTTTTAGAGGAATTACATTTTGATTTAAAGCAGTAGAATCATCATCTTCATTATTTTTAAATTTAAGATAAACTTGTCCTTGAACCATTTAATCACCCCATTGTTCTACTACTTGTTGTTCGATTAATCTTATTATTAACCATTCCTGCAATCTTATCTGCGATTCTTCTCATTTCCATATCAGAAGTATCTTTAGCATTTATTGTGATGTAGTTATTAATTTGAGTTCCGGAATTTCCTACCATTCTTCTACTTTGGGTATTGCTAAACACCTTTGAGCCTCTTGGTAATGAAACTATTTCCGGCCCCCTTTCTCCAACTATCTGAACAGGAGAATTTACTGTTCCTCCTGTAGCCAAGAAATCGAATTTTTTGAGGAACCATTTACCAAATAAATATAATGCTCCTAAAATAATTAGTGGCATAATTACAGGAAGGCCATATAACCACAATACTATTGCCCCGATTGCTACTACAATCGCTATGATTTTTCCTTTTAATGAAAGTCCTTTGAATATATCTACCGCTTTTTTGTATAGTGATTGAAGACCCGACCATAATCCCGCTACTAATGCTTTAAGTAAAGTCCATGTAAATTGTAGTGCAAAAGAAATTAAAGCCCATGCCGCATCAAATATCCCAAAAATCATTTCTTCAAATGAAGTATCTCCAAATATAAAACCAAATATTCCTTTTATTCCATTCCATACTACTTCTACTGTTTGTTTAAAGACTTCTATTATTGGAGAAAATTGTTCTTTAAAACCATCAGCAAATCCTTTTAAGAAGGTATATGCAGTGGTGGCAATTGCAATAATAGCCATAATATAAACAGTAGTCATTATCATAAATGTGAATGCTTTTAGTAAAACCTTACCTGCTATTTTAATCACATTTAATATTAAATTTCCGCCTTTTCTTAACCATGCCATTTTTCTACTATGATTTACTAAAACATCATTATTATTTTCTATTTGTTCAAAAAAGTTTGCAAAGTTCATACTTGTATCTTTACCTGCGGCCTTTCTGAACATTCCTTTTATGGCTCCCCTCCTTGCTTCTCCTCTTTCTCTTACTTTTTTCCCACCTAATCTTAAGAGACTTTCCTTTCCTGTCGTGGCTCCTGCTAAATATTCACCATATCCGCTTAGTCTTTCCATAAAGCCCTTTTTTTCAGTGACTTCGCCTATAGATTTTGAAAGAAGAGGAACTTTTTTAATAAACCCTCCAACAAAAGTATCCCAAACTTTGCCTGTTCCTCTAAGCCAAACATTCACCTTATTTAAAACAGAAAATCCTCCTAAAGAATATACTACTCTTCGAGTAAAGGAAACAAAGGAATTTTCCGAGTTCATGAAATTTTCAACTGCATCACCCGCTTTAGATAGAAAACCCCTATACTTAGTGACCTCTTTAGCACCCTTTTCCATGCTTTTTTGTTGTGAGGCTAAACTTTTTTCTAAACTTTTTATTTTTTGTTCAAGAGCAGATACTTTAGAAGCACTCTTTTCTAAGCCACTAATATACTCTTCCATTGTAGCCATACTACTTCCTCTTCTTACTCTGCTTCTCTAATTCTTCTGCTTTTAACTCTTCTACATATCCGTGAATCGCTAACATATCTTTTACTAATTGTGCCGGCATCTGATATACTTCTAATGGGCTTATCTTCAACGCTCTTGCTAATGTATAAACCATTATGAGGCTTGCTATAGAAGGGTCGCCTTGACCGCTTCTAATTGCTCGCCTCAACCTTCGTTTTTTTCCTCATCCTCCGCTAACATTTCGAAAGGATTAGGTAAAATTTCTTTTATTTGATTACCGATATACGGTGTGAGTTTAATTAAATCTACAGTTGACAAAGATGGTTCTGTCTTTGTAATAAAATTGTCAACCATGTAGCGATACATTTTATTCATATCAATGTCTAAGTTTTGATTCTTAGCATCAATTTTTAATAATGTATTAACCGCTTTTTCTACTTCTAACCATGTAGGGTCTTTTATCCACACTTTCAGATATTCGTCTGAATCCGGTGCTACTTTTACCCAATGGCATTTTGCTTCTGCGAGTGCAAACATTACACTCTTATTACTTACTATTTTTTTATCAATCATTTTCTTCCACCCCTACCAACAAACAAACAAACAGTTGGTGGAAAATTATTCAGTAGTTTCTTCTTCTTTAACTACCTCTTCTTTTTTTGGTCGGCCTCTTTTCTTAGCCTTTAGTTTTTCAGCCATAATTCTTCTTTTAGTATATTTATCCAAAGAATCACCCCTGTAGAATCCAATGTGTTTTTACTGTGCAAGCCTGTAAATCTTTTGGCCTTACCATTGCTTCTACAGTGATTGGCCCCTTATCTTCGGGTATTGTAAAGTTTGCACTTTCTAAGAAATAATTTTTGAAAGAAATATTAATTTCTTCTCCATTTGCCTTGTCAAATTGTAAATCAATCTGTGCATCAGTGGCAAAATTTGTTCCGTTTGTCACTACAGAAGTTCCGGTATTTTCGTTTCTATTGAATAATTCTTCAAAGAGTAAATCATCTGTCACTAAAGCAGTAAATGATAATTCATATCCTCTATTTGCAGGAATGGCCTCTTGAATAGAATTATTTCCTACTCCAATGAACCTCTTTTCTTGTAGATTATTGTTAATAGTCAAGGACATATTTGTGACCTTTAGGAATTGTTGCCCGAATAAACTAAAAGAACCTCTTGAGAAAAAGAATGGTTCCAAGAACTCATCTGTTTCAAAATTAAACAAATCAGTGTTAGTAGTTCCTGCACCGCCTCTAGATTCATATGCTTCATTTTGTTCTAATTTATGAACAGTTCTTGTCATTACATCAAGAGTCATTTTTACTTCTTCATTTTCATTAGCGGTCATAGTAAAGGTATTAACTCTATTTCCTCTTGCAATTCTTACAAAGTTTAGGTCTTCTAAAGGAGTGGCACTTGTAGTATCTGTTAAGTTTTCAGAACCACTAACTAATTTACTAATGGATTGTTCTAAAGCAAAAGAAGGAAGTTCCTCTCCATTTGCTTCACCAAATGTATATGTAATATCTTTAGTTATTGAAGCAGGAGTAGTAGGAACATCTAATTTTAAACAAGCGGTTCTATCATCTAAGTATTTTACAAGAGGAGGGGTAAGTGTAGTAGATTGTGTTCCTGTTGTAGAATAAGAAGTCTTGTAGAAAATTGGCCCCTGTTCTAAATGATTAGAAGTGCTTACTGCCCCTCCTGCTCCGCCATTAGTGTCAATATATACATCACCTGCCGCATTTGCTACAACTTGTGTTCCATCTGCTACCGGATTAGTAGCGATAGCATTTAACTCTACAGTGGTGCATTTTCCTAAAGCATAATATAACCAAGTTCCATGATTAGCAACAATATTCAAATTTCCTCCACTTGCAGTTTCTACTCCTTTGTATTGGTGAGTAAAATTTCGAGAACCGCCTAATGAAAGATTGGTTTGCTTAACTTCTACTTCTACATTAGGAAAGGTAGCACTTTCTAAAATACCAATCCAATTATCAGCATTTAATCTTTTAACTGCTCCATTAGCACCACCAACATTAGGCGCACCGTAGCCTCTAATTACTACAAAATCTCCCGAAACAGGTGTTCTGCAAGCAGGAGAAATAGTAATAGTGCTTGCATCATTTTCTGAAATAGTATGTGAAGATAGAGGAGTTGTAGTTCCTGTTGCATATAAATCTAAAATGCAACCAACATACAAATTATTTACCATTTTATATTTACCTTGAAAATCTCCATGAGTATTCAAAACTGTTGTAGAACTTCCCGAAGTTTGTATTTCAATATACAAATCTGTTTCCGGCACTAATGTTAAAGTTGCTCCACTTCCTAAAAATATATCTGTGTTTGGCATTTTTCTCTCTCCTTACTTACTTACTATGGGATTGAGAGTGCGAATCTTTTTGTTTCAACGCTAATTTTGTATCCATAAATTCTTTTTTTCCTGTCATTGGATTCATTTCTTGAGCCTACAAAAATTTGATTAAACTTAGAACCATCCGATGCAGTATAACCTGTTCGCTTCCCCTCAAGCACATGACGAGTAATCAAGTATAAAGCCCTTAGCCTATCTTTGCCAAAATCTGAATCGGTTCCTGCTCTTTCATCTTGAACATGGCGAATGTGTATTGTAAAAGAATGAGATTCATTTCTAATATCAAAATGCACCGTAGGATATTCTATATTTTGACTATCTTCAAAAACTACAATTAAATCTTTTAAAGATAAATCGTATCTTGTTCCCCTATTTGCTTCAAGAGTTCTAATATCAATAATGTTAGGTTTTCCAATATGGTCTGATGTAATAGTTCCCGCACTCTGTAAAGTGGTGGCAGAACTCGACCAATTATTATCTAAGAGGTCAATTAGCAAACTAACTTCATCCATTATTTCATCCCCTTAAACATTTTTTCTACCTTTTCAGTTAATTGTTTTTCCATATGTTTTGCCAATTGTTCTTCTGCGTTTTTCAAAAGTTCTTCTTCTGAAAAAGTAAAGTCTACTCCTAATAGGCGAGAAACTTCAAGCATTTGTAAATTTCTCTCTTTTTCTATTTCGAGATATTTTTCAAATAGTTGTTTGGTATTTTCTAACATTATAATCACTCGATAATATAGACAATATCTTTCTTACCATTTATTATTTCCATAGCCTCTTTTCTCAAAATATCATACTTTTCTTTAGTAGTGATATTTGCACCCGTTTCAGCAATAAGAATAGTTTGGTCGTCATGTCTTAGTATTTCAGATGCAACTAATTTAGTAGCCGCTTCGTGTATTGCCGAAGGAACTCTTGCATCTCCCGCAATGTAAGAAACAATTACAGAATTGTTAGTATGGTATGGGAAGTCTTTCAAAAAGAATAATCTTCCTTCATTTCCTATTTTCCAAAAACTGCCAATTCTTTTCATATCTTGCTTATCTGTAAAAGGAACAATTTCACAAACATTAGGAATAGAATCTGTAGAAGTAAAAGTTCCTGTTGAACTCCCCGTATTAGTGGCGGCATTTGAGATAGTAATATTAGTAGAATCTACTATTGCAGTGATTGTTGTATTTGCAGGAATATGGCTATTAGAATCAGCAATAGTCATTCCAACTGCTAACTTACTCGTATCTTCTACAACTAAATTAGTGCTTAAATTAGTGTGAGAAATAGTTTGTTGAGTAGTGACCTTTAATGTGCAATCTGAACCATCTTCGCCCATTAACAAACTTGAAATGTTTATTTTTCTACCATTATCATAATCACTACAAGCATAGAAAAAATCTGAAACATTAAAGTTAGTTCCTCCATCTTCTGTTAGACTTTTCTTATTGTCTGCTCCTGTAAAAGTTGCCGTATTAGAAGGAAATTGTTCATTTACTAAAGAAATAATATCCTTTGCAGTTGTCTTGGAGCCAAATCTTGAATTAAATTTAGAATCTAATAAAGAGCCTCCTACATTAGTGCTTGATTCTAAAGTAAAGGCAGTTCCATCGGGAAGTGATAAAATAATACTGTTAATATCACCGTAGTTATCTTCGTTTATTGTAATACTTGCTTGAGCAGAAGCAATTTCTTTGTAAGAGTTTCCTTGCCAAACTTGTAGGCTAACAATTTTTCTAACTTTCATATGTTGTAGTTGAACAAAACCAACATATCCACCGTAGTAAGAATCAGCAGGATGCCTACCAAAATGAAAATCGTGAAACTCTTTCTCATGTCTAATCGGTCTAAAAGAACGCTTTATACTATCATCAATTATTCCTTCTACTCTTTTAATAATTGAGCCAACTTGAGCATTAGTAGGATTAGTTAAAGCAGTAAAAGCAGGAATTTGTAGAAGGTCGGAAATGGCACTTATATCTGTATAGAATCCTCTTCCTTCGGAATAGTCCGGATTAATAGAAGTGTAGTCGCTTGGGGAAAATACGGTTGGCATTAATCATCTCCCTCCAAGAAATCAACGGCATTTTCTACATCATCTTCTAATTCCACATATCTTTCTTCAATGTCTTGAAGAATATCATCCATTTTTTTATTTACTTTATATCCTTCAAGATGAGTAGTTCTAGATGGTTTTGCACCCGATTTACCCATATATTCTGCCTTTAGTCGGTTAAGAGTTCTCATAATAAATCTATATTTAACTCTATCACCGTGTATTGTTTCATCATATGCCCCTTCTATAGTTTCTTTTCCAAATAATACATCAACATAATTGTCTAAATTTTGAATATCTCCTAATGTTATATTCTCAGAAAAATCTAATTTTACTTTTTCACCTTCTTCTAATATTGTAAAAGGTTCTTGTATAGAATTTTTAACAGGTATGCTACCTTTATTCTCATCTAATAATTCTCTAAAATCATCTTCTGTCACTCTTTGAGTCACTAAAGATTCTTTTACACCAAAAGGAGCGACTTCTATTCTTCTACGCTCGGTATGCGAAACTTCTAAAGTTGCTTCTATAGTATCATCAGAAAAACTATCTTTAATTATTCTTATTTTTATATCTCCTATTATAGAAGGATTAAAACTACCTGCTATTGTTTTAAGAATTTCTTCTTTCATCTTTTTTTTATTAAATTTAATTTTTTTAGATAAGGTATTGGTTTTTCTATTAGTATCTACTATTGCAAGATTGTCATAATACTTTTTCATATGCTCTATTTGAATTTCTTCTAAATCGGGAATAATGAAATCTACTATGGCATTATCTTTAACAATATCAAACAAATCTTTAGATTTATCAGCCACCTTTACTCCCGTTTCATCAATTTTTAAATTTAAGTTCTCCCAATTTAAATCAGGAACTCCTTTCATTCTTTGCCCACTTTCTAATTGTCGAGTGCCTAAAACAGTAGTGGGAACCCAATCATCTTCTTGTTGTTCATAAGCAAATACATTGTAGCCGACTAATTTATTTCTTTTATAATCATCTTCAAGAATATCTTTCAGTGTAAAATTTTTATACTTTTCAAAAGCCGTAGTATCTTTAATATCTTTTAAAGCATCCCTACCAACATCTCCCATTTTATCTAAAAGAGTAAAAATATTCATATCTTTTATTTTTTCCAATTCTTCTAAACCCTCATCACTAAATACTTCTACATCAAAATCTATCTTCATATCAATAGAAGACCTTGCAATCATATTTTCAATATCTAACTTTTCTTTTCCTAATATTACCTGTAGTAAAGTATCGGGATAATCAGTAGGCCATATTTTAATTTTGCCAATATCAATAACTTGTGTAGGCATCTTTAACGCCTCACATTAACCATTTTGCCCAAGCCGCACCTTTTTGAATCGCACTACCTAATCCTAAACCACTACTAGGAGGTTCGTAAGAAGTTTGTCCTGTTTGTGGGTCAATCCAATACGGTCTTCCATATGGGTCAGTTCCATTAGGAGGAATTGGATAGCCACTTCCATTATTCATAGCACCTTGCATTTGCTGATACTGTTGAGTATTTCCTGTTAATCCCGCTATTGCCATTCCTGCTGTTGGTTGAACTCCACCAAAACCTTGAGATTCAAGATATTGCTGTTTAGCCATTTTTCTTTGATTAATAACCTCTACATCAATAGCAGAATTTAGTAGATTAATAATATCTAATTGTATATTTTCTTGAGTAATTCTTTCATATTCTCTTAGAGCATCCGGATGAACTCTAATAGTCTTAGTAGTATCATCTTGAACCAATTGTAATTTAACTAACATTTGGCTAACTACTCTTTCTACAGTATCTTCAATTAATTTTTCTAAACTAGTTAGAAATTTTTCTCCATGATATTGAAAAAATTCTTCAACATGGTTATCTTGTAAAGATAACAAATTGTTCATGCTTTTGAATTGTTGGTCGCCCTGTTGCTGAACCGCAGTTAATACTGTGCCATTACTTGTTCCAAACACTTTATTCCTCTCCTTCCACTTTCACACCTTGCTTTATCATTAAGTGATTTAATCTTTCTGTTAAAATATTTATTTCACCTACAATTTCTATCGCTTCATTTGTAGCCGTCTTATTATCTGCTAAAGAGGGAGGTTTAATAAGCCATCCGGCTGAAACTAAACTACTAACATCTTCTTTAGTTAGTGTAGTAATTGGCCCTGCCTTTGTTATTTTTGGTATTTTAGGAATAAATGCCTTAAATTCTAAACCATGTTGTTCTGCCAAAATCTGTTGTTGTAGCATTTCCATCTGTCTATGAATAGCAGAATGTTTAGGGCAATAAGTTCCACGCATAGGTCTTCCTTTATTTACATTAGATAGGGGAATAGGAGGCCGCATATAATCTCCACTATCCCAAATATGATGAGTTCCGCAAACTACGCAACGGTCTTTTAGATTAAACTTATATCCATATTTTATCTTTAGAAAAGATTTTTTTTCGGGAAGCAATACTTTAGTTAATTCTTTCAATTGTTTTTTTGGTTTAATTGCCATACACTTGTATTCTTCTACAGGGCCACTTGCTCTCGCTCTTTGCAACGGTGGCAAAAATGCCAAAGGTGCAGTTGTATTCATTTGTTGTCCTATTAAATTCGGTTGTTGAAACATAATAATCAATAATCCTTTATCATTGTTGTAATTCCCCGATACACCATTTCCGGTTGTGATTTAGCAGATACGATATACTTGAAAGTAGGAATCCCCTTATCATTTAACCGTTGCATCCCATACTTAAAAGGCTCGAAGATGGGATGGTCTTTTATTTCCCCTTCATAGGGGTATTTTTTATTCCAAAGGTCAAATTTGTTCGCCCAAATCCCTATCGCTAAAGGATAGTCGCTCTCCTTCTTTTTCTTTCCGTTAGGCCATACAGAAGAACATATTGAATCCACTAAAAACTTCCATGCTAATTGATGGTCTAAGTTAGCAGACTTTTCTAAATGCCTATGGTCTATCATAAAAATAATATAATTTACTTTTCGTTTTTGCATATCTTTTATCCATTCTTTCCAATAAAAAGATTCTCCCCCAACATCTGCCGTTTTGAGAGTATGGGTTTCTCCATCTAATTTTACAGTTTTACGAGTTCCCCTATGTAATCCTACAGTTCTTTTTTGTATTTCGGGAACTTCCCCTCTTGTTCTCAATTGGTGATGTAAGGTTGTTTTACCAACCATTGTTGCACCATAGACTCCAAAATTTATAGCGTGAACTCTTTTATAAAAAGAAATAGCGGCCTCTGTAATTACAATAGCGAAACCTGCGAGGACTGACACATTTAATCACCTAAATATGATTCCAAGCATCCTGTAAAGTTCCTAAAATCCACCCTAAAATATTAATATCAAATACTCCAAGTATATTTCCTATTAGAAATCCTGCTAAAGTAGCGCAACTTCCCCAAAAATATGCTCTAAATTTTAGAAACCATATATCAGCAGAATGCGCTCTTTGTAAATCATACGCCATTGCGCTTTCATCGAATCCGGTAAAAACCATGAGGAATACCTCACTGTTCTATTGCCGCTAAAAACTCGTTGCCAATTCCGTCTTCCATAGTAGAAACAAATTGAGGTTGAACATTATAAGTAGTATTATAATTCTTCATTGTTTCTCTAATCTTTTGCTTCTGTTCTTCTTCTTTTCTCTTTTGCGCCCAAAAGTGACTAACTCTTCTATCTAATAGATACATTTCTATTTTTTCATTTAAGGCTAAATCAAAAATTGCCTTTAATATCATAATAGAACCTACTGTTATTAATCCAAATAAAGTAGCATGTGCTAAAGTAGTGTAAGGAAACTTAGTTCCATAATTAGCATAAAAGAAAACATTTGCTCCGCTAACTGTTCCTACGAATAGGATAGTCATAATTAATCTTGTATCGTGTGCTAGTGCCGGCATTTTTTTCACCTTAATTAAATTCTACTGAAACTGCATGAACAGTGGCAGGGTCGGGAGTTCCCGAACTATTTGTTATTTGTAGATAAAGACCCTCTCTTGCTAAAACTCCGTGCATATCATATTCAACATTAGTATATCCTATAGATGTTCCATCTGTGACAAATCTCGCTAGTTCAGTATTGCCTGTTAAAGTAGCATCCTTAGAATCGAATATTTTTATTGTGACGGTATCCGGCCCATTAGCCCTTGCACTAACATGTATGCTCTTTAATTTACAAGGATGACCTGCTACAACTGCACTTGCAGTTAAAACTCCACTTGACCTACAACTATCAACCATTCTTCCCTCTCCTATAGTCGGGTTATTGGCTTAATACTTGAAGATATCGCCTATTCAGCGACTTCTTCAACATCTTCGGAAGGCTCACTTTCAGTAGGAACTACTGTTTCTTTTACCTTCTTAGTGGCCTTTTTAGCACTGTCCTTTACCTTAGAAACTATTTTCTTTTTAGGTAATAGAGCATCTGCTACCTGTTCTCCTGTAGGAGTTTCTTCCAAGTTTAATATAGAAGAGGCCAAAACCAATATTTTTTCATCTAAGTTTTCTAATTCTTCTCTATCTGATTCTTCAAAAGTAATGAGAAGGTTAGGGTCTTCTATTCTTAAAAGACCTTTTAAGGCAGAAATTTCACAAGATTCTTCTCTTGTAATTTCTTCCCTACCTATTACTAACCTTCCCATTACAGAAGATTCACTAAGAATAACCTTAGCCAAATAAACACCCCTCAAAGGTTTCCGTAGACTCTTACTCTAACAGTTCCTTCATTTGCTGTTCCTGTTTGCTCGGAAGCCCCAACATTCAGTAGTAGTTTGAAACTGCTTGTAGATTCATATAGTCCGGTTTCAGCAGTAGCGATTGCTTGAGCAGAATGAGTTTCCTCTTCTACTCCTGTCACAAATACTGCTGTAATAGTGCTTAATCCCAAAGAGGAAGCAGTGACGGTAATTCCGTTTTGAACATATGCAGTAATATCAATTGCCGCATCTACAAAATACTCGTCACCGCTAACTCTTGGCCTTGTTTGTCCTTTATGGTCTGCGATTAACGCTACAGTATGTGTCATTTAAAACGCCTCACTGTATGTTAGTAATCTTTCCTTGACCCTTAAAGAATGAACAGCCCATTTCTCCAATTGTTCGGTAAAGTGCTTGGTTTCCAAGTCTGCCTACACCGAATGGGTTTCCGTTAGTAATACCATCTTCGAAATATTGTGTTGGTTTCATAACCGCAAGCCATAGATGGTCTGTATCAAGGAAAAGCAAATCACTTAGTTTAGTAGATGCACTTCCTGTAGAAGCCATATCCTTACAAGGAATTAGAGGAATGTCGTAGTATGTTGCTACTCTAAATCCTACTTCTGCACCCTTTACTCCACGAACTCCATTAACAGTAGGAACAATTTCCTTTCTATCCATGAATCTTTCTTGAGATTGTAGCAAATCTGCAACCGCTTGAATAGTATCGTATCCTGTTAGAATTACCTTTGGTGAACCACCTGCAATTCTTAGGTTTCTAATCATGTTATTTAGTAGAGTTAGTGTTAGAGAACGAACATCTCCTGCACCATAAGCACTACCGAAATCTACTTCTGCATCAAGGAAAGATGCCGCAGTAAATCTTTCATCACCGTAAATTTTACCCAAGTTGTTAGAAGCAGAAGTAGTATCTGTAGCGATTACTCCGCCATCAATAGCCAAAAGTTCTGCTCTACTTGTAATAATCTTGTTAAGAGAAGTATAGTTTCTCTCAATGTTAGATAGTGCGCTTGCTTCACCATAGTTTTCTAATGGAGTTAGAAGCATCATGTTTTGAGATTCTGCGTGAGCAATTCCCATATCTTCTCTTAGTTGCGCTCTAATATCTCCAATACCGTCATCAATCTTTGCCATTTCTAAAGCCAATTCAGAGAAATCGAATTGATGTGCAACAGTTTTTGGACTCATAAATAGTTGAGCATATGTTGGAGCCATACTACCTAAACCATCAGCCGCAGTTGATAGTCCTGCGTTTTCTGCTACTCCACCGATTTCGTCAAATTGTGCATCATCAGCACCAATTCCGCCACCTGTTCCATCTCTTTGTAGTCCTTCTGCCAAAGTATTACCGGAGCCACCAAAAGGTCTGCTCTTTAGAACTCTCCATCCGGAAGATGTGTAAGGTCTTTTTGCAATCATTGATAGTGCATTTACTTCTCTGTTTAGCATAGACCAAACTTTTTGTCCGTAAAGAACATTGTAAAGTCCGGTTGTTGTAGAAATTCCTGTCACTCCGGATGCCGCAGTGTCAGCAATATCGTGAGCAGTGTGCAAACCTTGTGTGACACCTGCCTGTTTTAGAATATCGTTTCCGCCAAATGCGCCACCTATTCCGTATGTTTCTGCTTCTAAATCTCTAATTGTGTTAATGTATCCTGCCATTTTTAATTCCCCCTCAATTTCCAGCAAGCCTGTTTAAGTCTGCCCATGACATATTTGCTACATCATCCATAGATGGTAGAGCAACTGATTTTGGTTGCTGTGCTTTGAGAATTTCAGATTTTTCTACTGTAAATGATTTTCTTAGTTCTGCGATTTCTTCCTTTAGTGCGGAAACTTCGCTCTTTGCATCATAGTTTTGCTTTGAAATAATATCTTCTCTTGAAGAAACTTCTTTCTTGAATCTTGTTTCGAAAGATTTTGCAAGATTGTCATAAGCAATCTTTTCCAATTGTTCTGCTCTAAATTCACGGTATGCTTTCTCGATGTTTTCCGGAGAAAGATTCAATGATGAAATTTCATCATTGCTAAAGGACTTAACAACAGTTTGTGGTTGGTGGCGTGGGTTTCCATTGTCTATTACAACACGGTCTGCTACATCACCAATTTCTACACCTGCTCCATCTACTGTAGGAACATATGCCTTTGCTTCTTCATCCATATATTCTCCGCCCATGTTCTCTTCTTCATCCATCATTTCTTCAGATGGAGGAGCCATGTTCTCTTCCATTTCTTCTTCTTTCCTTAGAGTATTGACTTCCTCAAGTAGAGTATCCAATTCCTCCAACGCTTTTTCTAATTTTTCGCTCATTTTTTCTTCACCTTTTTCTTGTTTTAAAATGTCAAACTTCGCTTCGGGATTAATTCCTTTTTCGCATATAGTCACTTCATGTAATTCCAACTTACTGATTTCGCTGTATTCACCCAACTCTTCATGTTGTTTTTTTACTTTCTGTAATGCCTGTCCTCCTATGCTAAAACTCCTTAATGTTCCTTTGCGAATCCCTCTTCCAATTTCTTTTGCTTTTTCTATGTCATCTCTTAATTTTATTACTACAAAAAATCCCACATCATCTACTTCTGTTTTCCATAGTTTTCCGTTTTTATCTCTATAAGATTTTACTACTTCTCCTACTTGAACATTTGAGTGGTTTGTCATAACATTTCTATATCTATCTCTTGACATAAATTTGTCTACTGCATCCTCCAACGCTTTTAGTGTAATTAAATCATTTTGCTTATCCACGATTTCTATGCTTGCATATCCCCCAATCATTAAATCGCTTTTGCTTTTGAGTATGTGAAAGTCCATATCGCTCTTTGCTATTACAGCACTTCCCATTTTCCTCAACCCCTGCTTTTTACTATTAGGTATTTAAGACTTTATTCTTTTTCCGGATTTTTTAGTTTAGAATACTTATCTTCATTAATATTCCAAAGTCCTTCATCTCCTTCTTTATCGGCAGGAGTTTGTTTATATCCTGTCCAAGCCAACCACATTTCTTGTTCATCTACCGGAACTACTCTAATATGAAGTTTAGTTTCAAACTTATTTCCATTTAAGAAATATTCATGGTATCCATCCCTTTGAACACCTAATTCTATTTCTCCTTCATCAATAATTTTTCCTTCTGTAGCGGGAGTAGTAGCGACCTTTGCAGGAAATTTACCCGCCTTTCCAAATAAATTGAATATATCATCGTCATTATTAATATCAATAGTCCAAGTCAAAACTATATCTTTTAACTTTATTACTAAATTTAAATCATCATCATCTCTAGAATATATTTTAAATCCACCCTTTCTATATTCTTCGGGAGTTTTATATTCTTCTTCTGCCATTAGTATTTTATCATCGTCTGCAAAGAATTTATTAGTTTTTGAATCAAAACTTATTCCATCTCTTTGACTAAACCAATCTTTTAATCTATCCATTTTACTTTCTAAAACACTATCATATAATCTACCATATTCTTTTACTAAGAAATTATGTAGTTCTTTTATTGTCATAGCCCCGTCTTTTAATTTTTGAAATACATAAACAGTTAATTCACTTTGTTTAGTTTTCATTATACTTTCAGCATCAGATTTCCAAGAACTTAAATTCATCATTGCGTGTTTAGACATAAGATTATCTTTTTCAAATTCATATAAAGTAAATCCATCCATAGATTTTAAAATTGCCTCACCGTGTATATGGTCTGTAATTAAAATGCCTTTTTCTAAAGCCTTTGTTTTAAATTTTAAACTTGGTTTAGTTTCTTTAGATAGCATTTCTAAAGTGACTATTTTTTCCGGAGTTTCTACTTCCGGTATTTCGATAGCAATAGCATTGTAAATAGTAAATTTATTTTCAGAGCCTTTAACCTCATCTACCTTAACTCTCAAAATTTCTCCAATGTCTACATTTAGTTTAGTATTATTTGCTTTACCAACATTCATGTATTTCTTCCCGTTAATTTCTTCTCCTTCATCTACGGGGCCAGCACCTAATGTATAGGAATACATATTTGATTTAGTTTTCTTTTTATCTAAAACAATCAAATCTAAGTCAACAAACTTTTTCCACTTAATCCATTTAGGATTTTTCTTAGTTCCAATAAAATATGTTGATTCTATATCTTTAATGACTACACCTTCCGCAGTAGGCATTTCCATAATCTCTTCACTATACTCTTTCATATCTTTCATATTGTCAGCGATTCGAGTATCTTTTTTAGAAGGGAATGCTAATTTTTCATCACTGTGCATAGAATAGTTAGTAAATAAAATATCTATTCTATCTCTAAGTGGTTCTTGTGTCATATTTCTATCATCATGTCGCATAATATCAAAAACATGAACTCTTAATTCTGCATCTTTGTATTGGTTTTTGAAAACATGAGCAATAGTATCTGCCCTATGTAGGGCTTCATCCCCATCAAATAGAATTAATTCTGCATCAAGAATGCAATCTCCAAAATGTTTTTTGCTCATTATTTCTACTTGAGCCTTACACTTATCTGTAATATCTTTTTCATTATAAGAATAAATTTTAATATTGTTATCTATCTTATGTATTTGTATTCTCATTCCATCATACTTTTCTTGAATAACATATTCTCCACTAAAACCTTGTAAATCTTCAATATCTTCTAATTCAAAAATCCTATACATGGGCTTATTGGGAACAATGAAATCTATTTCGGCCTTTTCTTCTTCGGATTTTTCTGCCTTCTTTAATTCTACACCTAATAAATTATTCCAATCTTCCTCCGAGTTTTTAGAAAGAAATAATAATTTAAGCATTGATAGACCGTTCTTAAATTTACTTTCTATTTTTTTAGAATCTTTACCATCACCATAATGTTCTGTAATATACAGTGAAATGTCTTTGGGGTCTAAATCCAATCCTTTCAGCCCTACTGTTAAATCATCGGGGTCTATATCTTTAATGTCATATAATTCATCGGGTAAAACTTCATCATTTGACCTAAGAGCATAATGAATAAATTTTACCATAACCCCACTATCATTCATTAGTGCTTCTAAAACATCACCTTTGAATCGTTTTGCAAATGGGTCTTGAACATCATCTGATTCAAAACGCATTTCTTTAATTCCTTCATAGACTTTAGTAGCAATAGGGCTTTCCGGATTTAAGGCATTCTTATCAGAAATAATATCTTCTGATATGTATGATTTTAATTGACCTCCTAAATAATCTAAATCATCGTAAGAATCTCTAATATCTTCTATTATTTTTCTCCAACGAGAAGCGTAATTTTTAGAATCGCTTTTTGCAGAAAGATAGGCTACTCTTGCTTTTTCGAATAAAGAAAGAATTTCACTTGAGATAGATTCATCCTTCTCAAATAGAAGGCCGGATTCGGGCATAGAGCATCACTTATACATTCTAGCAATATCCGACAAATCTTGCATCATAGACATTAATCCGCTTTGGTTATTATTGCTCACATATTGATTTTTTACATTTTGGATTTGAGAAAGAATACCGTCAATATCTTCAACTATACCTCGAACTCTTGGCTCTTGTTTCTTAATTTTATATTCGTTCTCTACACCTGCAAGACCATAGCCTTCTTTCTTTTGATTAGGGACTTTAATAGTGACATTTTCAGCCTTTGGTCTTGTGACCTTAACTAAATCTTCCTCTACTTCCAAAGGCATTCTATCTCTATTTTCTTCTAATAGAGTTTGTTTTGCGATTCTTGCGGCTCTAATTGCTCTCTGTATTTTTGCTTCTTCTTTTGTCATTCTTTCCGGCATTTTACTCACCTCGAACCTTCTGCTTTTTTAATTATCTTAGCCATGTCATCAAAGGACATAGAACTTACATCATCCATAGAAAAGGAAGATGCAATCTTATTATTCATTTTAGTAGTAGGACTGTTAGTTA